ATGAATAAAACGATGATCAATAATCGTTATTACATTAAAAATAAAAATAAAATCGAATTTGTTAAAAAGCTAGCTGATGCACGTCTTCGTGGTCATGAAGTAATTAAAATAAAGACGGAAAAACAAGTACGATCAAGCGCAGATAGAGATCATTATTCCTATCAACGCTATAAACATCATGAAACGAGTGTTGAGTTTTTATATGTCGCATTGTTAGAGATTACTTGTCAATGAAATAAGTGTTATAAAAACTAACTTTACTAATAAAAGGAGGACAATGAATGAGCACACAAGACAACTTAATGATTGAATTAGAAAACTACAAAGAAATACGACCAAGTGATTTAAATATGAGGAAAACTGTCAAAAATGTGGAATTACTTATAACCGCCTATAAACAAGAAGCCATAAAAGCAGGTGTGAGAGCAGCTCCAAAGGTGACCGCAAGTTATTCTATTGTGCCTCCAACATATGGTAATGACTTCCATAGTACAACAGAAAATGCAGCATTAGATAATATTGAGAAATTTGAAAAGATGGAATACTTTGTAAAAAAAATCAATCAGGGATTGGAACGAATCGAATGTGTTTTGGATCCTGAACGAAGAGAACGACGTAAAGTTATATTCGTGGACAAGTTTATTATTGGGTCTAATAAAACTAGGATAATGGAAAAATTAATGATTGAGCACACTACATACCATATGGAACTGAATATGGCAGTGACTGACTTTGCATGTGAATTAGGAATTGAACAAAGAGTAACAACATAGACGTTCAAAATTTCTATTAACGAGATACCAGCAAAAGAGCTAGTATCTTTTTTTATGGGATAAAATAAGAAAGGAAAAGCAACGAATTTTCTCCGTATTATCGAGGTATTAAGAAGACACTTTTTAGGTGAAATAAGGTGTTAAGATGATAGTAGTTAAGAGTTTCAAACAGCAGAAAAGCTATCGATGAAGATACCAGCAAAAGAGCTAGTATCTTTTTTTATGGGATAAAATAAGAAAGAAAAAGCAATGAATTTTCTCCGTACTATCAAGGTATTAAGAAGACACTTTTTAGGTGAAATAAGGTGTTAAGATGATAGTAGTTAAGAGTTTCAAACAGCAGAAAAGCTTAATTTTACTGGGGAACATCTTTAAGACTTGCTTGTCCGTTTCCGATTGTTGTGGACGTTAAATAAAACACGTTGGTATCAAATGCGCAGTAAATTGTTAACATGTTAATGAAAAATTTCAGCAACGCTGCCACTGCAGAGCAAGCGAAGCAAACAAAGATTAAAAATACTATTAAAAGGGAGATTTTAAAAATGACTGAAGCAAAAAAAGGAATTGACGTTATTCTATTATACCGTATTTTAAAAAATGAAAAGGATGGAGCAGCTTGGAAGATGGCATTCCAAACGGAACATAGTAATGCTAAAAGCCGTGACAATGAAGCAGTTCCGACCAAGGACGGTCCATTGCAAAATATGGCACCGATTGTTTATGAGTTTTCAGCGACATCGATTATTGCCAAAGGAGATACCTACATTGATGAATTAGATGATGCTTTCGATGCAGCTGAAATTATCGAAATTTGGGAGATTGATAAAGCAGAAAAAGGCACAGAAAAAAACAGTGATAAATTTAAAGCAACATATTTCCAAGGTTATGTTTCAAGTTTTTCAAAAACATCCAATTCTGAGGATGGTCTAGCACTAGAAATGGAATTTGCTATTAATGGTGTCGGACAAAAAGGTTATGCAACTTTGACTGAGGAACAAGCGAATGTGGTATCATACGTGTTTAAAGATACGGTCAAAGCTGAAGAAACTGCTGGGAATAATAATTAACAGATCGATAAAATTATATCAACTATACAAGTAGAAGCTAGGGAAACCTAGCTTCTTTTTATTACTAAAGGAGGAATTGTAATGGAGTTAAAGATTAATGGAGAAGTTAAGGTGTTTATTTTTGGAATTAAGTTTGTACGTGAATTGGATAAAAAGTTTTTTATCGAAAACAACGGCATGAAATTTGGTACTGGATTATCAACAAAACTAATTGAAATTCATTCAGGTAGTATTGTAGCGCTAGCTGATGTATTGCATTGTGCCACTTCAACAGAGGCGAAACGACCAGCATTAGAAGATATTGAAAGTTATTTAGAATCGTGTGATAAAATCGAAAAAGTATTTGAGGAAACCTTGGCCGAGATCGAAAGTAACAACGCGGGAAAGCTAATAGCCAGAGATACGAAAAAAGCGATGAAAACAAAATAATCCTCAATTCACTCGAAAACTATGAACAAATTATTATTAATTGCTTTCGACATTTGAACATGACAGAACTAAAAAAAATTGAGCGTATGACATTTTATGAATACACGCTCAAGATGACGGCATTTCAATTAAAGATGGTAGACGAAGACTATGCGCTGCATAAAGCCGCTTGGCTAGCACAACAAGTTAAAGCTACGAAAAAAATGGGCAAAGAAATGCGGCCGTATTACACATCATTTGAAAAATTTTATGACTATGCGAAACGTGAAAGAATGGTGTTAGGTCAGGAAGAAGAAGCATTAAAGGATAACGACTTTTCAGATTTAATGATGAAAGCGAATAAATAGGAAAGGAGAAAAAAATGGGAACTAATAAAACAGGCATGGAATTAAATATAGACAATAATGGTTTTGTTTCTGGAATTACAACAGCCATTGATAAAACAAAAGAAATAGCTGATGTATCATTTGGTGCAGCACAAAAAATAGCAGAAATGGGTTCAGCACTCGCAGGAATATTTGATAAGATTGGCGTGTTCAGTTCAATTTCAGAAGGTGCTAAAACAGCGATGGGTGATATCGAGGGTGCCATCGACAATGGGTTAAATAATGTCTTTTTAGAAATTGCAAAAACACTTAAATCTGCTGATTTAGGTGCCTTTGATGAACTTGTTACCCAGATAAATGGCGTTATTAGTCAAATTGTCTCGGTGATTGATCAAGGGTTTGGCGTTATCATCTCGTATATCCCGAAATTAATGGAACCAGTCATGGTTTTTCTCAGTTATTTTCAAGAACATAGTGAAACGTTGATTCCAATTATCACGGCTTTAGTTGCCGCCTTTCTCACAGTTGGGACAGTTGTTGTCGTGTTGATTAAAGTAGCAGAAACGATAGCGACTGTGAAAGCATCGATTGACCTTTTTAAAGACGGACTAAAGCTTGTATCTAGTCCAATGGGAATAGCAGTCCTTGCAATTATGGCATTAGCGGCAGTTGCAATACTCGTATATGAAAACTGGGAAACAATTAGCGAATTTCTTTCGAATTTGTGGACGGCAATAAAAGATAAAGTAGTCGCTATCTTTACTGCAATTGTTGATTTTTTCAAAAAATGGGGAGGCACTCTTTTGTCTATATTAGGAGGACCTATCGGTATTGTGGTTGGTTTAATAATTAGACATTGGGATACGATTAAAGCGAAGACTATCGCAGCATTTAATGCGGTGGCAAACTTTTTAGGCGATTGTTGGAATAGTATTGTTGGTTTTTTCCAAGGTGGCGTTGACAAAGTAGCTGGTTTTATCGCCAAAATGATTGGTGTGTTTAACATCATAAAAGAATTTAGTTTAGTTGATGCTGGTAAAGCAATCATTGATGGATTTGTTAATGGGTTGAAAGCCGCATGGGAAGCGGGTAAAAAATTCGTTAGTGGCATCGGGGATTGGATTAAAGACCATAAAGGGCCAATTTCATATGACAAACGTTTACTCGTTGAAAATGGTCAAAGTATTATGTTTGGTCTTGATAAAGGTTTGCAAAATGGTTTTGGCGACGTTATGAGTAATGTTAATGGCATGAGCCATTCCATTAGTGCTTCGTTTACAGCTGATGCGAGTCAAAGTAATACTGCAACAACACAACCCGCCCAGTTCGTAGTTAATATTGGCAAACAAAATTTCACAGCATTTGTTGCAGATATTTCTGATGCGATGGGTGGCGAAACACAAATCAATATGCAAATTTAGGAGGTGAGTTTTTAGATGTACACATTTAAAGATGTAAAAAAAGATCCATTTAGAAAAATGAAGTATATACCAACATCAGCTATGCGTTATGATGGATTTTTGTTGGAAGATATATTGGAAGGTTATACAACATTAAAAGTTGAAGGTCGCGAAATGACATCCATCATTTTGGAAAGTACAGAAGCACAAATTGGTGCAGTTATTACGAATCAACGATTGCCTGCACGTATAATCACTGTCACTTATAAACTTCAGAATAAGAATGCGTTAGAATTACAAAGCGATTTTAAAGAGTTGATGTTTCGTTTGTATCGTGAGGAAGATGTCGCTATTTCATTTGAAGACGAACCGACGACAACCTACTATGGACGCTTTGAAACAGCGGATACAGTAGAAGGAAGTTCGAACAATATTATCAGTACGTTTACACTTTTTTGTTCTGACCCTTATAAATATGGTGCTGAAAATATAACAATCGGTGCGATTAATCATCATCTCCATTACCCAGTTACACCAATAACTGTGACTGCTAAAATGACAAAAACGTCCACTTTATCAATTGTGAATGGTTCACAAACGCTTAAAATAACGAGTGAAACTTTAGCAGTCAATGACGTGGTGCTTTTTGACTTTAAAAACGGCAAGGTGTTTGTTAACAATGTCGATCGCACAAATTTACTCGACTTGGATAGCGATTTTTCAAATTTTCAATTAAAAACTGGCGATCGAGTGACCAGCGATGTTGCAACGCTGTCAATTGTGTATAGGAGTGTGGAGTTATGAGTGTCTACTTTTTTGATAACAAACAACAGTTAATTAAAATGAAGAACAATCGCACACTAATGCAATGCCTGCAAGAACAGGAAATAACAAGCGATAAATCTGACTTATTAAAAGATACTTTAACGGTCAGTTGTTTGTATGATAGTGAACTTGAACAAGCAGAGTACATTGCAGTTAGAGAGCGCAAGTCAGTTTATTCACTTTATAAAATACAAGAAGAGGAAATTGATGCGGAGATAATGAACTTTAAAGGCATTAATTTTGGTCTCGATGAGCTGAGTAATTATATCGTTAAGGAAGAGCAATCTCAGAAACAGACATTGACTGAAATAGCGAAGCAAGTCGTTAAAGCAACAGATGGAGAGTGGCATGTAACGGGGATAGTAAACAAGGTAGCCAGTGCAACTTTTCAATATATCTCGGTTAAAGATGCGCTGAAAACGATTCAGTCGTTAGGCTGTGAGCTGCTAATCAGATGTGAAATTAGCGGTACAGGTATTTCAAAAAAATGGATTGAGTTACACGATAAAATTGGAAAAGAAAGCACTAAACGTTACGAAGTTGGCAGTACGGCGCTAAAAGTTGTACGTACTAAAAATCGTTCCAATATCATCACAAGTATTGTTGGTCGAGGAAAGGGTGAAGATGTTGGTGATGGTAAAGGTAAACGTCTAGGTTTCGAAAAAGTTGACTGGAAAACACCTGTCGTCAAACCAAAAGGGCAGGCTTTTTTGGAATTGAAAAAGCTAACTGAAGTGCATGGTATCCCAATGAAAAATGGCGGAATGCGCAGGCGAGAACAAGTGGTTGTTTTTGACGATATTGAGGATGACAAGGAACTATTAACAGCCACTTATCAAATGTTATTAGATAATTCTCGACCGTTGGTACAATTTTCAAGCGAAGTGATTGGCGCCAGCTCGATTGGAGATAGAGTGAGTATTCACGATTATGACAAGGGCTATCATTATCAAACACGTGTCTTTTCAGTTAAGTATGATCGTTTAACAAACAAAGTAGACACAAGTTTAGGTGATAATTTACAGGGGTCTTCGGCTACAACACAGCTTGCCAACGTACAAAATGGCGTATCTGAATTGCAGAGTGTCAAAATGAATTTTTATGATTCAACTGAAGTAAGTAAGTGGCAAAGTGATATTATTCGCGGAGCTAAAGGTGGATCAGTGTTGTTAATGTCACCGTGGGATGCAAAAAAAGGTGAATCAAGACAACCTTATCAGATGGTTATCATGAATAAAGAGAGCTTAAAAGAATCGGATCACTTCTTAGTGATGAATTCGGAAGGCATCGGTTTTATTAATGGCGATTTTGACAAAGATAAATTCGAAACAGCTTGGACAATTGATGGTGAATTTAATGCGAATTATATTCGTGCGGGTGTGTTAAGCGGTATTTTGATTAAAGGTAATATCATAAAATCTTCTGATGAAGGTGATTTCCAAATTGTGCTAGATGGAGGGAGATTGAGTTTTGAAACAAAAACATTAGGAGATGATCCTGAAAATCAACACGGATCAGCGATTGCAGAAATCACTCCAACCTATGGCAAATCAGAAGGCAGTGATGAATTAAAAGCGAATGGTGTAGCGATTACTCAAATTCCTGGACAAATTTTCTCAATCAATTCAGGAGGGCAATCTGGATCTAGAGCAGTTGTTCAAGTACCTGCAGAGTCTACAATGGATTCTCTAAAACTGAATTTATATGGAGAAGTTAGAGTAGTTGGTGATTTTTATGTCAATGGAATTAAAATTGATGGCAATGGCGGAACGGGTGGAGGAAATGGAAGTGGTGGAGGTAATATAGGTAGTCGTGAAGATTACGCTAAAAATATGATTACTGAAACATTCAACGTAGATTATGACAAAATGTATCAAACATGGGTCAATTATCCACGGATCAAGGCGTGGGGACTTGCTAACAGACAGACATTTGATAAATATAATAATATTCTTTCAAGTCTGGGTGTTTCTCCAACATTTTTCTGGGCATATGAAGGCAGTGAGGGGTATAATTCTGAACTATCGTTCTTAAACCATTTTTATAAAAACGGTTCTAGTTCAGAAACTGAACTTAGAAGAACTGCTCAATGGTTATTTGAAACGTCAAATGAAAACGGTGCTTTAGCCTGGTATGATGTTCAGTATCCATACTATACAAGTCCAAAAGATAAACAAGCCAATGGTAATGCTTATATGTCTGAAACGAAGAATGGAATGATAGCAAGGGTGATGCTACAAGGCACAGCTGCCGCAACGTGGGCGATGTTTGATCCAGACGGGTTAAAAGGCAACGTCAACGGCGTTCAAGATTATGCTGATCCTTTTACACATCAAATGTCATTAATAAAAAGTTGGAAAAAACCAGGTGGGAAATACGGTATGCCAGTTGCACCAGGTTATCAAATCACTTCGTGGTTTGGTAATCGTGATAACCCATTGAATCCGGGAAATATAGTAACGCATAAAGGAATGGACTTTGCTGATAAAAGTGGAAGTCCTATTTTTGCGGCCGAAAGTGGTGAGGTTATTGCTTCGTTACCAACAGCATCAAGTGGTGGTTTTGGTGAATACATCGTTATCAAGCATGCCGATGATAATTGCACCGGTTATGGGCATTTAACGACAAGAATGGTTAATATCGGTAAAAAAGTAACAAAAGGGCAACAAATTGGAACAATGGGTTCAACAGGACAATCAACAGGCCCGCATTTGCACTTCTCTGTGGGAGCAGATTTGTGGGGACCCTATCAAGATCCTGCCCCCTATTTAGGATTAAAGAGACCATAAGGAGGAAATAAAATGACAGTATATCAATTTAAGTTAAGTACAACAGCTGTTGCGAATCAAGTGGAATTAATTAGAGTGAGACAAGATGATGATGAATCACAAATTTTCCGTGCAACGATCTTTGAAGATGGGAAAGTGAAAAATTTAAGTGGCGTATCCGCAGAATTTAATATGGTTGATGCACAGCATCATATTGTGGTTGATGATGCGCGAATTGTCGACGCGACAAATGGTATTGTGGAATATCAATTGCGTAAAGAGGCGATGTTATCTGTTGGGCGTTGTAATGCTTATTTTAGTTTTACATCAAATAAAGAAGTAGTGTATAGTACAAAAGATTTTAACTACAACGTCATTTGGTCAGCATTATCTTCACCCATGCACCAAGGGTGTGATTATGTTTGGACGGCCAGTGATTTAATCGATTCATTAAAGGATTGGATTGAACATGCAATGGGTGATTTTGATGACTGGTTCGAATCAGTCAAAGAAATTTTAGCAAGCATTGATCCTGGCGGTGTAATCCTGAATGAACTGCTTGCATCTAGGAAATCAGAACCTTTTGGTATTGAGCATAAAACATTACAGGCGCGTGTTAATTTCACGGATGCAGTTTTGAAACCACTAGATGATGCTGAGCATAGTTTAGACATAGAAAAATTCGAACCAATGTTTGTTGGTAATTTAGCAACATTTCGTAATGCAGTTTTACAAGCATTTAATATTGATAGCGCTACTTCTCAATATTATGCTTCGCAATCTAATAGTCAAACACCTGAAGGTTTTGTTATTTCACATATTTCACCTAATGGAAGCAAGCTTTTATCAAAAATGGAAGTCCAAAATGGTGGACATGGTACTAACTTTGGGATTGAAAGAGAAAGTGATCGCGTCTACATTTGGACGATTATAAGAACCAATACAGGAATTCAAAAACTTATTAGAGTACCATATAAAGAAAATTCAGTTTTGACATACGATTCAAGTCTTAAAGATTATACACCTGAGACTCTAAACAATATCTATTTCACACCAGTAGTCGATATGGTGAACGGCTATATGTTAATTCGTCGTGGTGATGGTCTCTGCGAACTTAGGGATTTATCTGATATTAAAAGTGGTGTTGATAAAGTATTGTATAAAACTCAAATACCAAAAAATGAAAATAATGATGAAAGGCCGATGCAAGGAGCTGTTTCTCATAATACAACGCTTTATTGGTATTCTGGTTGGTCAACTAATGCGATAAGAGTTTTAAAATATGATATGAAGACAGGCAAATTACTCGCGACACGTGACTTTGATTTACCAAATGAAACGGGATCTAATTTCACAGATAATTACCGAGAGCCCGAAGGTTTGGCATATTATGTAAATCCTTTTACAGGAAAAGAATCGTTGTTGATGGGAATAACGTCAGGGGGAATGCAAAAAAGGTACAATATGATTTATGCTATTCACCAAAGAGGAGCACAAGAGCATTTTGATAGTATTCGTGCAATAAGCGCTCAAAATTATGCTATAACTCGTGGAGATGGACGTGCTCATTCAACTCCAGATGGTTTAAAGAAACTGTCTGATTTACGAAATCCGGGAGAGTATTATTTGACTACAACCATTGTTGATTCTCTGTCGGACATACCTTCACCACAGTTTAGTGGCTCGGGGATGTTTGTTAAAAATATGGCTGGTGAACAACATTATAATTTACGTCAAATAATTACACGATTTTCATATTCTAGAAAAAACTTCACAATGGAAAGAAGTTTAAATCTAGATGGCTCGTTTGGTTCTTGGACTGTTCATAATTCGCAAAGTAATGTCGTCGAATATTTAGCTCCAGAAAAATATAAAAATATGCTTACAAACGTTGGGATTGCAGGTGAATATTATATAACGACACCAAGTTCAACAGCGTTTATGGATCATCCGGAAAAAGGTGTAGCAGGTTGGTGGCTTAAAGTGAGTTCTGGAGACTTATCAGGTAGTTTTGTACAAAAACTGACTCGTAACTCAAATGATTATATTAGAAGTTATCAGCGTATTGTAAGTGGTGCTAGTTCAGGTGTTTGGGTGAAATTTCAAGATGCTAAAACGCAAACATATGTTGATATTCCTCTTAGCGGTGAAGCAAAAAGTGGTGATTTGAGGGTAGCCAATAATGGTAATCAAATAATTATTCGAGGTAAAGTTGATGCACCTGCAGAAGAGAGTGTATATGCTACTTTGCCAAAGGGGTTTAGACCAAATTATGCTTGGGAAACTACTGTCAGTGTGGCAGGAACAACAGGTGTGAGAAAAATTGCGATTCGTACTGATGGTACAATTTATTTTAGTGGGATCATAGCTAATAATGTAGATAAAGTAACCCTATTAAATATGAATTTAGTGGTGCCAATCAATTAGTAATAATAAAAAGGAGGTTAAATAATGAAAATTAAAAAAATAGCAAATGCTCAATTAGAATTAAATTCACAATTGAAACCCTTATCCGATTTAAATATTGAATTTTATAATCAGGATATTAATACTGCTGTTTTACGATTCACATTAACACAGTGTGGGGCAGGCATTAAGATATCATTAAATAAAATGCAAGCATATATTATGTTGATTGCAGAAGATGGCAGTAAAGTAAGAGATTATTTAGCGATATATGATGATAGAAAAGGGATCGTCAGTTATACGATTCCTAAAGAGTTTTTAAAACATACTGGTCGTGTTACAGGACAGGTATATTTATATTGTGAAGATAATGTATTAGTAACACGTACATTTTCGTTTATTATTAAAGATAGTTTAGTTAATGACTTTAGCCCTGAAACAATGTTGGAATATATTAAAACATTTGACGATTTGGAATCGGCGATTAAAGCTAAAGCAACAGAAATTGAACAAGCGATTGCAAATGGAGCAGATTATGTGAGTGAAATGAATAAAACAGTTGCAAATGGTCAAAAAAAGATTGGAATAAGCGTTACACAAGCTGCTTTAGATATCGAAAAAACGACGTCGCATGCTGAAAATACTATTAAAACGACTGCTACAAAATCTCAACAAGCGATTGAAAAAGCTGTTATTGGTGCTAAAACAACAGTTGAAGAAACTTCTACAACCGCTATTAAAACAGTAAGTGAAACATCGGCATCCGTTTTGAAAAAAATTGTTGAGTATGGTCAAGTACCGAAAATAACAGCAGACAATGGCACTCCAAGGTATGATCTAAATGCAACGAAAGACTTTTTTGAGGAGACACTTAAGTGGGGAAATGGTTTATTTACTTTTTATTTATCAGCTGGAGCTAAGAACAATCCAACAGGAACAACTTCTTGGTTGCGAGGTTCAGTTTTTATTTATGGGAAAAATATTGATGTAACAGCATTTGATAAACTGGGTACAATGTATACGGTAACATGTGCAAATGGAAACTATGGTAAATGGGTTACAGTAGTAAGTGAAGTGAAAACAAACAATTGGCAAAAGTATGCGCTCTTACCTGAAAGTGGTGTTAGACCCAGATTAGAAAATGGAACCGACCTTTTAACACTTAAATCAGGATTTTATGAAGTGACGCAATGTAAGAATGGGCCATTTATAGAAACAGAGGCCAGTTGGAAAGAGTTGGAAGTAATTGAAGCTGATAAGGGGAGAAAGTTTTTCAAATTAACATTAAGTGGAAATGGCCGAACATTTTTTAGAACTGTTCATACGAATGGTAGTGATGGACGTGATTGGTGGGAACTTGCAGGTAAAGAGGATATAGATGTAGCGATTAAAACTTTGAATCCTACTACGATATGGCAAGGAGCAGCGAATGGAGTCTCAACAACTGCTTATACGTTAAGTCAACCTATTAATAGAGTCAATAAAATACGAATCACATATAATTTCCCAGGTGCAAAAGGTAAAGTTAAAGTAGTTGATTTAAGCACGACAACAACATTAACGGTACAAGACCTTAATTTGACTGACATCGATGCTAAAGGTGGAGGATTATATGAACTTCAGCTAGATTTCTCGGCATTAAATAATTTTAAAATTGTTATTGATTCAGTCTACGATCTAAATGCATCAGGTTCAATTAATCGTAAATCGTTCACTATTCTTAAAGTAGAGGAGGTAAACTAATGCATATAAAATTAAATGAACAAAATGAACTTTTAGCATATGCAAATGTGGGGAGTATTGAAGGTGGGATTGAAGTTAACCAAAATAATTTTCCAGAAAAATTCGTGGAAAATTTCAAACCGCTTTATTATGTGTTTAAGAATAATACAGTTTTGGTAAATGCTAATTATAAAGAACCCGAGGAAGAGGTATTTGATAATATAGTTAGCATCAAGGATATTATTATCGTTAACGAGGAATTGCTTATCCAAACCGCTAAGTTAATTAATAGAATTGAGAAATTAGAAAATGAAGGGGGAGTGTAAGAATGGTGAGTTCAACAATGTATAGGATTATTAATAATGCTTATGTCTCGAGACGATACACATTGGATCAACTTCATTTGTTATTAGTGGCCCATATGCTTACGAAAGAACAGTTTAAACAAATAACGTCAGTTACATTTGAAGTAGGCGAGAAAGGTACTGATTAATGGAAAAAGATATCGAAACTGAAATTTTAGTGAAACTTGCTAAAATTGAGGAGAATACAAAAGGATTAGACGAGACCACAAAGATTGCTGGTACAGCTTTTCACTTAGAAAAAGAACTTGAAAAGCGTCAGGATCGTATGGATATTAGTAATAAATGGTCGTGGGGATTTATTATCACGCTAGGTATTACTTTAATCGGCTACTTTTTAACAAAATTATAGGAAGTGATAGTAGTGAAAAGTTATTTAGGTATCAATTGGAAAGTTCGTATTAAATCAAAAATATTTTGGATGGCCTTTATACCGGCGATTCTTTTTTTATGCTCAAAATTGTTGGTTTTATTTGGAATAGTGTTTGATTTTACACAAATTGAAGAACGATTATTGGATATAGTAGGAGCTGTTTTTAGCATCCTTGTTTTGTTAGGTGTTGTTGTAGATCCTACCACGATAGGTGCCGGAGACAGTGAACAAGCACAACGGTATGATGAACTGAGGGGAGGTGAGTAAGTAATGAAAGTTATTAATAATGCGGTCTGTCGCGGAGTCGCAGGCAAACGTATTGGCAATGTTAAAGGTGTTGTTTTGCATAATACATGGGACAACAAGAGTGCAAACTCACATATTGAGCGGTTAGGGAAAATGAATAATAAACAACTTGAGGAAGGTTTTGCACACTATTATGTTGATGAAGAGACAATTGTACGCGTGGAAGATACATTCAATAAAGCATGGCATACGGCTAACGCAGAAGGTAATGCTTACTATATCGGTATAGAAGTAAAAGGAAATCGTCAAACAACAAAGCAAGTTTTTTTAAAAGCTGAACAAAATGCATTTAAACAAGCTTATGATGATTTAAAATACTATAACTTACCAATCAGCCGTAATACTGTACGTTTACATTGCGAATTCACTGCAACAGAATGTCCTAAACGATCATTAATTGAGCATTGTGGTTATGATAGTAATCAAAAACAACCTCAAGCGGTAATTGATAAACTGAAAGATTTTTTTATCGCTCAAATTAAAAAATAGGGTAATACGGATACCATTAAACCACCTGCTGCTCTCAAACCACAGGAATTTAAGCGTGTGGCGGAAAAAGGTATATTTTATCCTAATACAAGAGTAGCAATCAAACATGCGCCCACTCTCAAAGCTAAGCAAGAAGCCACGCTAGGTAAAGGCGAGTCAGTTATTTATGACAGCTATGTTAAATCAGATGGTTATGTTTGGGTATCCTATATCCGAAACAACGGTAAGCGAGGCTATGCGTGTTCTCGTGATGTTAAAACAGGTAAAGCTTACGGTGAATTTAAATGAAGTAAGCGAGGAGTTTTAAATCTAGTTTGATGTATCAACTAGATCAATTTAACACTTTCGAAAAGGATGTAAGAAAAATAAACGTATATCTATAGAACAATAGATAATAGTTCTATCTTAATTGATATGAATTCATCATTAAACAAAACTACAAAATTAGAATGAAATGAGGAATATAAAATGAATATTAGTAAAGTTGGTTTAGATTTAATTAAAGAATATGAAGGATTACGCTTAACTGCTTATAAACCAGTTGCGAGTGAGCAATATTGGACAATTGGTTATGGACATTATGGCCCTGATGTATGGGCTGGACAGGCCATTACCCGAGCTCAAGCTGACGCTTATTTACGCAGTGATGTTCGGAGATTTGAGAAAGCAGTGAACTCAGCAGTTAAAGTGAGTATTAACCAAAATCAATTTGATGCGTTGGTTTCTTTTACGTATAACTTAGGCGAAGGGACACTATATAGCAGCACTTTACTACAATATGTCAATAAAAAACAGTTTGGAAATGCTGCAGATGAATTTTTACTATTTGTGAATGCAGGCGGACAACCATTACCAGGGCTAGTACGTCGCCGTAAGGAAGAAAGAGCGTTATTTTTAAAAGCTTACAATGCCATTTTATGGCGCTATGCACGCGAAGATTTAAATTTACGAACAAAAGCAGATTGGAATTCTAGTGTAGGAGCAACGGTACCCTTGGGATATGCTGCACAGATTAATTATGGAGTACAATCAAATGATTTTGTGCAAGTCATTTTCCGAGAAAAGAAATATTGGTATAAGGAGAGTTTAACACTTTATTGGTATGATCAAGACCCAGCAGTTGTGTATACAGTAGTTACCGAAATTGGCTTCAGAGGACAGTCGAAATGGGATAGTAGAATTGTTGCTAAACGTAAAAAGGGAGACAAGGTCCGCGTGGTAGGAACATCACAAAATGGATGGCTTAAATGTGTTTTAGATGACACAGTAGGCTATATTCCAAACAATAGCATGTATTTAGTTAAGTAAGTAGAAAGCTCGTATCTTAATTGATACGGGCTTTTTTTTGTGTATTCCAGTATAATTCATCGTATAGTATTGCTAGTGAGAGTTAGTTGAATTAACTCAATCCCATAAAAGATAGGATGTTTAAGATGGAAGAAATATATTTAGCGGGTGGATGTCTCTGGGGTGTACAAGCTTTTATCAAAACGATACCTGGGGTGCATAAAACAGAAGCGGGCAGAGCAAACGGTAATAGTGATAGCTTAGAAAATCAGTATGATGGTTATTCGGAGTGTGTAAAAATAACGTTTGATTCTCAAACATTAACAGTGGAAAGTTTAATGACGTATCTATTCGAAATTATTGACCCATACAGTATCAATAAGCAAGGTGAAGATATTGGCGAAAAGTACCGAACAGGCGTTTATAGTAAGAATAAAAAGCATTTGGAAGCAGCGCAACATTTTATTGACATACGCGATGATGCAGATCAAATTGCAGTCGAAGTCTGTTTACTGACAAATTATCTCCGTAGTGCTGAGGAACATCAGGATCGATTAGATAAATTTCCCAACGATTATTGTCATATTCCTGATATGCTGTTAAAAAAATATCGTAAAGTTTAATAAGGATCGAAAAAACTCTTTTTTCACAGAGGAAGTTTGTAGCAGATATTTTATTTGTTGTATTAAAAAAGTGCATTTAGGACTATTGCTGGAACATTTTTATTGGCTTATAAGATTTAAAATTCCAATTGTGGTAACATTAAGTTATAGATTCGAATAGATGCATATAATGAAAAGAGGTGTAATTATGGTAAAGTGGTATGGATCAGGTCAAGAGAGAGCTTCAGAAGCATTAGTGATTATTTCAAAAATAATTAACGCTTTGACAGTTGAAAATCACCGCCCATTAGTCTCTATTTTTGAAGAAGCATATAGAGAGTTAGAAAAACCAACACAATCACCAACACTTATTCTCAGTAGATTACAATTAAGTTTAAGTGGATGCTTAACTAAAAATGAAATTGTTTTACCTCGTGAAACCCAAGAATTATTGTCACAATTATCGTCGTTATCCTATATTAGATATGGGAGTTAATCGCTTTATGCTGTGGAAATAATAAATAATTACCATTGTAAAATGAATATATTCATAAGGAGGTGGTTGTCATTGCAATAACAGTTTGCTATGTAGAGGCGATTAGTGTCGATGAGTTGGAAAACAAAGTGAAAGAGCGTTTGCATGAATTACAGCTTGACCATGAGGTAAAAGGAGTAAACACTAGTGCAACATTTACTAACTATGGAACTCGAGAGTATCTAGCTCAAATAACTTATGTAAAATAA